TCACTCCGAGTCGAGGGCTTTGTTATGTCCTGGCAAAAGATCCAGGCTATTCTTGGTTTGGTGGTGCGGGCAGCGAATCAGCGTCCGGTCATCGCATTGGTTGTCGATGGTTGCCAGCACACACAGCCGACCGCAATACGGGCATCGGAACACCGGCAGCTGGGACCACATCAGGCATGCCAGGTCCGAGGCCGCCCGCTGTCCATGTGCGTGAACGTGCGGTATTTGCCAAGGCCGCCACGCCGGGCCAGAAGCAGACCAGCAAAAACCACAGTAGGGCTGATCCCATCAAAGTAAAAGTCTACCGCATAGCCCTTTGTATGGAGGCTATTCTTTTCACCACGAACGTCGTCACTAGCATTATAGGCTTCAGTCCGATAGCCAGAATTAATGATCATCGGCTTCTTTCGTCGAGTGCGTTCCTTCTGAAGATTCTTAACGTTTGTAAGGCAAATCAGAATTCGATCACTACCATCCTTACAGGCGAACTCGCGAACGTAGAAATTGGGACAGTCTTCGCGAACCAGCTTGTGACCGTCCCGGGCCAGAGAAAATTCGCGTACAGAATGCAGCGCATCCCGTGTCTGGGGCCCGACAATGCCGTCAGGATACAGGCCGTTGTCCTTCTGGAATGCTTTGACGGTCTTTTCAGTGCCGATGCCAAATTCTCGATCAACAACGATGCTGTAAGCCCTGTCTTTCAAGATCTGTTGAATTTCTCCGACTTCTGCAGAATTGTCGCCGCGCTTGATCAGTCTAACTGCCGGAGCCTCTTTGATGATATCCTGCAAAACGATAAAGCTGGTCATTGGATTGATGTGATCCATGTCCAAGGCACCGGCAAACATATCAGTGCTCTCAAGTCTGCCCTGGCTGGAATACTGATGGATGTCCCATCGGTATGGATAATCCGTCTTGCCTGGCTCTTTGGTGTAATGCGCCAGCCAGATCACACACTCGAGCGGAAATCGCTCTGGCTGCATCTTGAACCGCAGCCAGTCACGGCTTGCATACAGGCCAGGAACGAATCCCTGCTTGATCAGGATCTGGCAGTCATTGACCAGATAGTCGGTCATCTGCTGAGGCGAGCATGCAGCGATCGGCCGCGAGGCCCCGACATCAGACGGATGCTCAAAGTCCAGGAACGCCAGGCCGGTGAAGTTTTTTAATACCAGCAGCGGCTTGATGTGCCTCAAGAAGTTCTGCAACTCGGCGTCATGCTTGGCTTTTTCCTGATAATAAAAGAAATGATAGACCGCAAACTTCTCGTCAGGATTTGCTTCCAGCCAGGCCAGGTTATCGGCCCATTCCTTGTCGGTGTCGTTCATGCCGTGACTGGGACGAACGATGACAAAATCGATTTCAGCCTTGACCTTATCCCATGGGAAATCTTTTTGATGGTGGGAAATGTCGATGATGGTTTTCACGTGGCCCTCCTATCGTAGAGTTGTTACTCCGGTCTTTCCTAACAACACGGCCTCTTCGATTTTGGCATTGATCCACTTGTTAACATCGCCCACGGCCTCGAACAGCCCCATATACGTAGCCTTGCCCATGATCTCGATCGCCCTGGCTCTGGATCGCTGGTAGGCCTCCTGCGCTGTCGCCGCGGACCAGCCCTCGGTGTGCTTAATAGTCGATACAAAAGTCTGTTGGGTCTCGGCTACGGCCGTCTCGATGGCAGCAGCAGCCAGATCCAGATAGTGCAGGACTCGCTCATGCGCCGTCGCGTCAGATATAGCCACAGCCTTTGCTTTGAGGTAGCCCACCGCCTCTTTGGTCAGCCAGATGGCCAGTGGCGCGATGATCAGTTGGATCAATGTAATAATGATTTGGGTTAAGTCTAGTTTCATTTCAATTTCCTTTCAGTTAACGCCAAAGTGCGTTGATATGACACCGACAACAAACGATATGATGGCGGTTATCATCAGCCATTTAAGCTTGTCCCAGTCTTTGCCTGGTTTACCCTCCAGCTCTTCTAGCCGTTCCTCGAGGCGTATGACACGAGATTCGTTCACGCTTGGTACGGTTCGCTGCTCTACCGAGCAGATGCGTCCTGTCAGATCTTCCTGGCTTCGAGCAACAATCTGGACTGATTGGGCCAGGGAATTAACTGACAGGGCCAGCTGATGGATCTCCCCCTGCATTGCCTCTACCGAATCAAGGCGGTGGTGGGCGCTTTTCGTCGATTCTTCAACCCTTGTGAGTCTTTCTCGGATGACCACAATTTCGTCCATTATTTGGCTCACTTTCTGTCAATAATAAAAGCCGGCGTCAGCCAGCTTCCGAGTCGTTATCCGGGCAGTAATCGCAGCTGCCATCTTCGTTCAGGGTCACATAGTCCTCGATCATCGTGCAGTATGGCCAGTCAAGTTCAGCCGGTCTGCATTTCGGGCATTCCGTGCACCTGCTCATGTCTACCCGATCAGGGCGGCCTCAACCTCCGCCTGAAATCGGGCAGGAACCTGATTGATTGTCATCAGGCCCGCTTTGATCCGGATCACATAAGCTTCGATGATTGTCATAGCAATCCCACCTCCATGAGTGTGTCGACGATTTCCAGTTTGCGGTTTGCCTCGGCGATCTCTGCCTGGCTGACGGACATGGCCGCTTCGAGTTGTTTGGCCATGGCCAACCAATCGGCAAAGTTTGCATCGACCTGCTCGGACAACCCTGCGCGGTTTGGCACGCGCATCCGGTATTCGTCAAACCGATAGTGGCCTTCGCCGTCCCGGTCGATCAATTCGATGTTCTCGGCCAGGATAACGTCAGCTTCTGGACCTAGCTGCTCTACTCTGACCCGTTTGGGCGCTGTCTGTGATTCTGCTCGCATTTCTAATAACCTCCTTGAGCCTGCTAATATTGACTACTGATTCGATATATTTTTGCCGGTAACCGGCTGAGTCGCTGTTGGTTACGATTCCCAGGTAGCTGATGATCGCGCAGGCGTCCTTTCTGCAAATCCTCTTTCGGCGGGCCGCTCTGGCCACTCGCCTTCGGATCCGCAAGGCGTTCCTTGCCCGGAGAGTTGTGTGGCTCCGGTAAAATCGAAAACCCAGGAAATCAATGAACCGATGCTTGATGGGAAATACCTGCCAGTCACCTTTCAATTTCAGCTGCAGCGCCGCAAGATAAAGCGCGATGTCCTGGCGGGCCTTGTGCAGCTTTCTTTTGTTCGGGCCCAGGAGAACCAGATCGTCAACGTAGCGGATGTAGTACTTAACTCCGAGCTGTTGCTTGATGAAATGATCAAGTCCTTGCAGAAAGAAGTTGGCAAACCACTGGCTGGTATAGTTTCCGATCGGCAGCCCCGACGGTCCGCTGTCGATTATCCTGTCAATCAGCCAGAGCGCTTCCTGATCCTTGATCACTCTTCGGAACATGCCTTTCAAGATCCCATGGTTGACGTTCTGGTAAAATTTGCTGATGTCCATTTTGAGGCAATACTTTGTCCTCTTGTGGTCCCGGTTCAGCCAGCGTCTCAGGTATTTCTGCCCGTGTGCCTGGCCTCGCCCTGGAACAGACCCGCAGGTGTGCGCGTACATGCCCCTCATCAGGACAGGATTGATCTGTAGCATCAGCGCCCAGTGCACAATCTGGTCTGGGAAGAACCGCGGGATCTGGATCTCTCTGACTTTCCCGGAAGGCAAATCTCGGACGGTCATGATCTTCGCGGGGCAAGGGGTGAATGTTTTATCCAGGAGAAGTTGTCGGACCCTCTCGGCATACCAGTCAGGGTTCGCCAGCACACGCTGGACATTGAATCTGGATTTCTTGTGTTTGGCTGCAAAATGGATCGCGTTTAAAATATTCTCGGTGCTGCAAATCTTGTCATAGATATTTCCGACTCTCTTCATCGAGCCTACTTTCTTATTGTCTCGGGGCTTTTCAATATCTTACTAGGCCCCGCTGCTGCGACATATTTTGACCAAGCGGTCAGGATTTGGAGACACATGATATGAAAGTTTGTCCGTCAATAAGCTGGCGCGCGCCGATGTTCCAGTTCGTGTTCGAGGCCGCATTGTTCAGATTCCAGTTCCAAGGCCCATCATTCGAACCACTGTTCAGGTTACCGCCCACAAGCGCAGCGCGATCACCAGTATTTTGATAGTAGTAATCACAGTAATAGGTGGACGAGCTTCCGCCAACGGTTGCAGGCAGGCAGGACAGACCAGATACGGTATCAATCAGCGGTGTGACCATGTAGTTGTTTGCCGCCGGGAACGCCGCAGACAATGCTGAGTAAACCGTGCCGAAGTCGGTGTCGTTGTAGTTGGCGATCCTGCCCTCGATATCGGTGTACCCCTGGTTATTTCGGATGTTGAGATTATCAACCCACTCCCAGATATTTCCCCAGAGATTTTCGATACCACGATATATGACCGATGTTTTGCCAGTTGTGCCAGACGCGCGGCCCGTTCCCTGCCCGAGTGCGTCACACTTGCCATTTTTCTGCCGACTTGACCAGACATTATTGCCTATTGCGATATTGACCGCAGCTCCACCAAAGCTGATGGCCTTGTTGCTGGCATCATAAACGTCAATGCTTGTGACAGTTCTGTCAGCCGCGATGCTGTTGTTACCTTCAGACGTTCCGATTGAGATTTCCTGCCCAACCACATACAGGTCAGCAAAGGCATTGGCTATAATAATTCGGTTGACCGCGCTTTCAGCTACGACAGCATCGTGGGTTGAAGCATAGGGCATGTCGCAGTAGCCTCTGCCAATAGCCGTCTGGATGTCACGAGTTGCAAATTCGACTGCCATCAGCACGTTGAGCCAGTCTCTAATCTGGACATCCTGCAAGATTGCGTAAGACCCGCGGGCTTTTGAGCGAGTTCGTGCAGTCGTGCGTGAGATGACATTATCCGGAAGCGCCCCAGTCTTGGTCTCATGCTTGCTTGATCCGTCATAGCTGGACATATAGGCGCCTATGTAAACGTAGTCCTGGACAAGGTTGTTGTGCATGAAGGCCGGGTGTAGTTTCGAATACGGGAACGGCTTATCCGACAAGGCGTACTGCAGATAAGTTCCGTCATCCCAGACCCGGTAATATCCCTTTGGGATCTCAACAAAAACATCAGTGGACCTGCTGAACCCGGGTTCTCCAAAATAAGCCGTAACCGCCCCAGCGACCCGGTTGCACAGGCGCAACCGGTAGACGGGAAAGCGGTCAAAGTCGGATGTGCCTGCCGCGCCGACGCCTGCTATTGCCGCCAGCCCCACAGCGCCATAGGTGCGGGTACCCGCAGGGGCAGAAGATGATTTTAAGAATTTGACCCCCGCCAGACTAGATTGTCCTTTGACCAGGGTGCCAAGCTCGTCAAGGGCTCCGCCGACATTATTGGATTCGACATTGCCCAGAGTATCGTTGTACGCCAACATTGCAGCCTCTGAGACCGTTCCTGTCGCCGCTGCGGCAATCACAACCCAGTACGTGCCGTTGGTTGGCAGGATGCCTGCGGTGGTTGCCAGAATGCAGATGTAGGAGCTGCCATTGTATTGTACCTTGTTGCCTACGGCATAGGCTTTTCCAGCATTATAAGCCTCCCAGACTGAGCGGGCGCTTTCGGCCGTAACCCTCCCAGACTCTGCCGTGACACGACCAGACTCGGCAGATACCCGGCCGGATTCGGCAGAGGCCCTGGCGGCTTCTGCATCGATGATAGCCTGCATCTCTGTATCGGTCCAGCCTTGGGTGATCACGGCCCAGCTGGCGCCGGTGCCCGGTTCTTCGCCAGTGCTGGCAGCGGTCGCATAGTAGCTGGATCCATCATGGTAGACGACATCCATGGCGATGTACGCGGTCCCCGCTGCCCAAGTGCCTTTGAATACCGGGCGAACCCGGCCAAGATTTGTTGATGGCATTAGATTGATACCTCCAAGTTTCCTGCCTCGGTGAGGCTAAATGCCGGGCCTGCATAGTCCGGAGTTGTTGTCATAAACAGTTCGCCATTTTCGTCAACGTCAAAAGTGGCATACTGGACGTCGCCTTTTTGTACGACAATTGACCAGTACCCAGTTTCTGTTGGCAGAGTACCGATCGGAGGGACGGCCGTGCAGATGTAGGATGATCCGAGATAGTACGCCTTTTCGCCGACCGAGTATTGCCTCAGCGGGTCGAAGGCCGCCCAGTAGGCCCGGGTATCTTCTGCTTCCGCGCGGGCCGTCTCAGCCAGAGACCTTGCATCCTCTGCTTCTGCGCGGGCGCTTTCGGCTAGCGCCCGATCCGTTTCGGCCTGTTCGCGGAAGTCTTCAGCGGTGACTCGGTCCGATTCCTCGGTTACTCGGGAGGCCTCGTCGGCTGCGATCGATGCAACCAGACTGACGTCCGCCTCGGTCGGCGTGGTATTGCTACCGGCGAGCGGGACGACATTCGTGAAGATGATCAGCGCTGCTGTGTAAAGCTCGCTGACGCCGTCCGTTATCCGGACATACATCTGCAGAGCCCCGGCAACTGCCGTCTGCTGCTCGCTGAGGGTGTGATAGATCAGATTGCCGACCACGTTGGCAGGATCGACTACCTGCTCCAGCGTAACCCCATCAAACCGGACAAAGCGGAGGATGACCTGACCGGGGATGGTCTCAAGGTCAGCCAGCTCGATGATCAGGTTGTAGGCGTTGGAATCGGTCACAGTGATCCTGTCATAGACTGGCAGCGCCGTGATCCCTGTCCTTGCTCTGATGTTGATCGTCTTGCTCATGGTTTGCTCGCCTCACTTTCTTCCGGTTGGGTATGTCCGGCCTCCGGCACCGGCTTGATATCTTGCTGCAAGGCACCGATCAGCTGCCAGACCTCGCTGTAAGGTTTGGTAGCGAGGAAGTTGAGCAGGCTCTCTGCCAGGTTCTTTTCGATTGAAATTCTCATGGGGTTCCCTCCAGCGCCGTGAGGCGGTTGTTGATCCACTGAATTGTCTGCACGATCGGAGCAATAAACTCGTCGTAGCGAAGCGCTTTTTTGTTATAGGAAATACCATCGTTTCCGTCCGCTGGGCTAGCTGGGTCTGCATTGACGGTTGGGTCGATATAACCGCCAAAATCAACCCCCAACGCGTCCATCAGGATTTTTACCTCCTGTGCGATGAACCCCTTGTGAACCCGGCCGCTGGTGCCGTCAATAAACTGGTACTGCACGGGATTCAATCCTAAGACAAACTCCACACCTTTTTCGATCTCTTGAATGTTCGTTTTCAAGTCTCTATCAGACGTTTGGATTGTGCCATTGGCAGCCCACACTTCCCGGAACCTGCGCCCACTTTTGCCAAGGCTTCTGGTATTGTCACTGTTTGGCTCGATGTAGGCTTTAGCGACCAGCGTATCGTCAAAAGTAGCCACCCCTTCGACGTAGATCCCGTCAGAACCAATGCTGATGGACGCGCAGGAAAGATCACCATTTGCGTCGACCGAGAACCGGTTGTTGATATTGATCGATCCGCCTGTGATTGTGGATCCGCTAACGGCGCCTGAGAAATACGCGTTTCCGGCCGAATCAATCCTGAACTTTTTAGATGTGATCGATCCGTTCGCAAGGTTTAGGCACGTGCCCGTCGTCGAATACGCCGATCCGTTCGTCACACCGGAATAGCCTGAGGACTTGATAGCGCCGGTGACGATGTTATCCGCGGTTAAAAGGCTGGATTTGATATAACCGCCGGATATGATTGTCGTGCCAAGTTTAGCGGATTCAACAAGGTCTAGGAAAGCCAGGTCCCCGACATCAGCCTCATCGAGCTTGGCACTAGGGTCGTACCCGCTGTCAAAGGTCGTTCCAGCGCCGATCCGGACACGGGCGGCTGCTATCTGACCTGCATTGATCCAGTCCGCATTGATGCCGACCACCGACAATGTTTTGGCGACAATATTGCCCGACGCGGTATACCCGGCAGTCCAGGCGGTTGTCGAGTCGTCGCCGGTGTACGCGTCTGTCCAGAAAAAGCCGTCCGCGGACGTCTTATAGACGACAGAAGACGTTGCAAGGACAGGGCTGTTGTGTAGGTAGTCCAGCCGCGCACCAGTGGCGGGGTCTGTCAGGGTAGTCGAATAGAACCCTTGGGCGTTGGCTGCCAGGCTGTTGAGCTGGATCATGGCCTGGTCGAGGGCCGTTATCTGGACGCCCGCGCGCAGATCAATGGTCTTTTGCAGCACCGATTTTTGCCGGGCCGTGAAAGGCGCGACCTCGGCATAGCTTCGGATGGTCCGGCTCTCACCTACGGCGCTGATCTGGCTGCTGTCATTGAGTCGATAATCGTGGCAGGTGATGACGGTCGAAAACTCCGTGCCGTTGACGTCTTTGAATTTGATTACGTCGCCTGGCCATAAATACGGCCGGCCAGTGATTTCAAATGTAAACGGCCTGTAGACCAGGCCGCCGATCTTGTTGTAGATCGCAGTGATCACAGTCGCTGCGTCGTCTGCGGCCAGCAGCGGATTATCCTCGATAACCAGCGCGTAGACATCAGTACCGGCGATCGTGTCGCTCTCATCCGTGCGGTAGACCACGCCGGTGATCCGGATGTCGCTCTCGTCTGAGTCGTACTCGATCCGGTCATTTGCTTCGATGGTTGGCGTCGTCGTCTGCGTCTCGCCGTACCAGGTCAGCCGCAGCTCTCCATTGTGGTCCATCCAGGCATTGGCGCCGGCGAGCTCTGCAACATAGGACACAAGGTCTCGATAGAGCAACTCGTCGTCATCAGTTGGAATGGTGGTCAGGTACGTAGAGTGCAAAAACGCCGTCGTGTAGAGTGTGATCCCGCAACGGGTGCAGCAGTATTGCATGACCTGCAGGAGAGTCACCTCGCCCGGCAGGCCGCCGTCGTAATGCTGGTTGAACTTGGCCATGAAATCCAAGGCCGAAATCTTGATCGAGTTGAATTTTTTGGGCGGTAGGTCGACCGTGAACTTACCCGCGCGCAGGTACTCGCTGCCGATCCGGATGTCGACGGTCATGATCGCACCCTCGAACTTGTACGAGTCGAAGCGGTGGTCCTGGTTGTCGATCTCGAATTTAAGTTCGCTGGACTCGACGTTACCAATCTCGATGTTTTCGCTGGACACTGAGTTTCTGTCGAGCGCAAGGCTGTTTTCGACGATGTCCTCCTCAACTAGGATGGTATTCCCGGCCAACCCTTCGCAGGATATTCGCACCCCAAGCAAGGAGCCATTTTGCAGCGCAGCATCGGCTGCCGTGCTTATTGTTTGCATGTAGCCCCCTATTATGACTGGTCAGCGTCCTGCTGAATGATGGTGAATCCGGCAGATTTCCATAGGCCCAAGTCTGAGTTGAAACATACCGCTTCGCGATCGCTTACGTAAAAATTACGAGTAATCCACCCGCCTTCTTTGGGGTCAAGAAACTCAACCTGAACATATTCAGCGGAAAACGCCTGGAGGACCGCTGATATTTCCGTGGTCATCAGATTAACCCATTTCAATGTCACCGTTTTTGACATTCCTAGCCTAGCTTTTTTCATCACAAGGTTTTCGCGACGCCCGGCTTTTTTGCTTGATATGTCTGATTCACCCCAAACAAAGCCATCTTCGGCCACAACAGACGGCAAATCTGTTACGGCTGAACCCAACACGGTACCGTCCTCTGCAATTGGGGTTACTGATCGAATAGGGCTTAAAAGTCCCATGTCATCCTCCAGTCGCCAATCTCATACGACCGGCGCGGGCGTTTTTGCGCATCGATGTTTTGGTCATTGCCGCAAATAGGTTGTCCAGATACAAATAAATGACCGGATCTCCAAGTTCGACAAGCTGACGTAAAAGCTTGACCATTTCAGCCATTTGCCGTGTCATTTCGGCGTTACCGGAAGATGATCCGACAGCGGCTTTGATCATACTCATTAGATCACTTAACGGCGCAACAGCTTCCGCCGACCGTTTGTTATCGCCGACCATAGCCAGCGTGGGCTGTGAGACAATGCCGCCTTCTGCCAGAGCAGGGATGGTTGGCAATTTCAAGCCAAACGTCTTCCCGCCAAATGTTGGTACCCAGTCAGGGATTTTGACACTGATTTTATTCATCTTGCCGATCGCCCCGTTAAAGGCTGAAATTAGGGCGTTTAGTGGCGCCTTCACAATGCCAACCAGGCCGTCCCAGATTGATCTAACGATCTTCATCTGCCCATCGACGATTGTTGTGATCCCGCCCCAGGCTTTTTTCCAGTCGCCAGTAAAGATGCCGACAATGAAATCGATAGCGCCGCGAAGGATTTTGAAGAACCCGTCGAAAATGCCGCCGATTGTTTTGAAGACCGCAACGACAATGTCTAAAATCATCTTGAACCCGATTTTGAAATTCGGCGCCAACGTCACGATGACAAAGTCGACAAGCGGCTTGATGAACTTTTGCCACAGCTGGTTTGCACCATCAATCGCGGTCGCAACAAAATCGAGAACCGATTTGAACATGCCCTTGAATGAGTTGTCCCAGACATCTTTAACGGCCTTCATAGCCATCGAGAATATTGGTTTAATCCATTGCTCAAAGAATAGGTTGACGGTGTCCCAGATCCCTATTACGGTCTTCCACGTGCCATCAAGAAGCCCCTTGCCCCACTCGCTCCACCATTCTTGCAGTGTTCCCAAGCCGCTATTGAAAATATCCAGCCAAGTGCCGACGCCCTCGTCGAACACATCTGATATATTGCCAAGCCAGCGGGACCACTGCGCAAGCGCATCTGGAAGATTGTTCTTGAAAGATGTCCAGAAATCACCAGCGACATTTTTTACCAGGCCGAAACCAATGCTTGCTGTTTCTTGCAGTTTCGGGAACAAAGTATCCCAGGACTGCTTCAACCTGGGAATGATCGAACCGGTGAAGAAATCCCCGAACATCTTGGCAACCGGCATGATTTCGGTCTTGAAAAGTCCGGTGAAAAACTGGCCGAAACCAGCCAGAGCTGCCCTTGTCTTTTGGGCTGCAGCTTCGATGCCGGAAAACGCCTTAACTTCGCCTGCGCCATCATTCGCCGTAGCGCCAGGTATCTCAAACGCGGCCCCTGCTCCGCCAGCACCTTCTGATCCACCAGCGCTTGTGTCCTGCATGACGTTAAGCTGATCGAAGGACATGATAGAGCCGCCAGCGGCCTTCCCGGCAGACTTGGTTGCGTCTGCCAGGGCCGACTGGCCATCCGCGGCTTCCCCGCCGCTGTTGGCAATTCCGGCAAGTGATTGGCCGAGACCGCCGGCTGCTTTCTGCGTGCCGAAAAGGGCTGCCGTGAACGCGCTGAACATGGAGCCAAGCTTGATCAGGCCGCCCATGATGCGGTTGATGCCGACCAGGATCGGCGAGAACATGTTGATCAATCCCTGGCCAAACGAGGCCTTGAAGCTGTCCCATTGGAGCTTCAGGACGCGCGACTGGTTGGCCCAGCTCGTGCTGGTGCGGGCAAAATCGCCCTGGGCGTCAGCTGACACCTGCATCAGGTAGTTGTACCGCAAAAGCGCTTGTTCGGCCTGGGTCATCGAGTTGTAGGATTTTGCAATGCCCTGGCTGAGTCCGAAGGCCTCAAGATTGGCCACAGACATGTTGATGCCCAGCTGTTTCAGCGGTTCGGTCTCACCGGAGATGCCTGCACGAATCTTGGCGAAAGCCTCTTCGGAGTCCAGGTTATAAAACGAGGCGAAGTCTCCTGCCAGTCCGGTCATGGCCATAGACATGTCAGCAGCCTGTCCAACACCCAGACCCATGGATTTGAGCATGGCGCCCATGGTGCCGGTATAGCGCTTGGCAGATGTCTCCGACAGGCCGAAACCAGTCATGGCAGACTGCGCAAAGCTGTCAATCTTCCCGGACATCGAGCCAAATGTGACGTCCACAACGTTCTGGACTTCAGCCAGGTCAGATCCTAGCTTGATCGCAGAAGCGCCAAACTTGACGATCGATCCGACGGCAAAAGCGCCTGCGGCCAGCGCGCCGAGCTTTGAAAAGACACTGGCGATGCCGCTGCCGGAAAATGCGCCTTTGAGCCCAGATGTTGTCTGTTTTTCGAGTCCAACGAGTGATTTCTTGAGATCGGATTTGTCGAGATTGACACCTAATGATACATTGCCAACATTGTCACTCATCACGACGCTCCTTTCCCGCTGCCGAACATGGCCTTGAAAATCTTATGCATGGATTCCATCTGCTTCTTGGCGATCTCAGGATCATTTTTAATCTGCCTGTTCAGCCAATCCCTGCGGATCCGCTTTTGTTCCGCTGAAAAATTCTTGATGACCTTGGCGTCTTTCTCCGACCGGATGGTCACGATCCGACCCAGGGCTGTTTCAGACGAAATCCCGGAAAACAGCTTGCAGTACTCAGGCCAGCTGATGTCCTCGACTTCGATGCGGACACCGTACTGTTCGGCGAAGCTCGAAACGATCAGGCCCCAATCTTCGTCCTGGTCATACCACCGCTGCCCTTCGTCACTTTTCTCCGAGAAATCGCTTTCGGGTCTCCTCCACGGTCCAGCCATTCACCGCCGCAGAAACTGTGATCATGATTTCAGCCATGGCCGTCACAGGCAGATCCATTGCTACGATTTCAATATAGGCAGGTTCGCCCAGGGAATTTTTCAGCGAGATTTCCATCTCGTCGTTTGGGTTGGCCTTGATTTCATCGGCAATTCGCTTGACGGTCGAATATCGATTGTCGACCTTGTAAATCTTGTCACCGATCCGGATTTCCGGGGTTTCCGTCAGCAGAGCGCCGTCGATTGTGTACATCTTCATGTGTAAACTCTCCTAAAATTGATCAGGGCCCCGATCGCTCAGGGCCCCGTCTTGTTCATCAAACGCCAGCAGTGAATGTAGGTTTGCCATCCAGAAGAACATCAAATTCCATGGGATCGACATCCTCGGAAGCGCCGAGCCCTTTGGTGAAATTGATCGTGCAATCGCCGGTGAGCTTGTCACCGTTGGCGAAAGTCAGTTCAAATTCGGATTGGGCTGCAGCACCAATAGCAAGCATCATTCCGGCGACGTAGTCATTGCCAGCGTCACCGTCAGTGCGCTTGGCAGAGCAGCCAAAGCTGATTTTCTTGGCCGTGATGAGGTTGCGGGCAAATCCCTCGGCATCCATCGCAAACCATTCCTGGACCGTGCCATCGATCGACATTTCAACCGATTCGAGGTTCTTGATGATCGCGAGTGTCGGCGTGACGTTACGACCATTGGTGGAAATCTTGAGTGCGTTTTCCCAAACAGAATTCATTTCAAATATCACTCCGTTTCATAAATAATCGTGCTGAGCACAATTGATTCAAAGATGCCCCGTTCGTCCCGTCCGATACTATTCGGGGGCTGAACCTTGACATCAATGAGTGGCAGATTGTTGATGGTGGATTTTCGGTTGGCCAGCAGCGCATCAAACACGGCAGCGGCCTTTGTTTCGCAGCTCCGGATATCCGTGCCCCAGTGGACCAGCAATTTGATGTTGATCTGCTGGTAGGTGCTGGGCGCCCCGATCGCCTGATTCCAGGATCCGTCGCGCTGGGAGACCCCGATGCACTGATTCTGGTTGGCATCGATGAACCCGGCGTAGATGGTGGTTCCAGGAAGCAAAGAGGACAGCCAATCCCTGACATTTGAAAGGCTCAACATCAGATCAGCCCCTTTCGCTTCATCTGCCTGCGGAATAGCACCCTGAAGGCATTATTGGCAAAGTTCTTTCGATCGCCTGTCAACCAAGGCTCGTACCACTCACCGCGTGCGTTCGGGTTCTTGTCTGTCCGGAAGTTATATTCCGGGTGCCAGTACAACCGTCTTGCATAGGGTGTTGAATGGACCAGTATAAATTGGCCCGATGATCGCTTAGACCGGTCCACGTCACTATTGCTAAGATCACCTGTTTCAAACGGCAGCACCTGCGCTTCTTCGACGTCGGATTTAATGGCAAATGCCGTCTGCTCAGCCGCAACAATGGCGGCCTCGACGACTGCAGCGACCTTGGCTGGGTAAAGTTTGATTTTGAAAGCCATGGCTTACCTCAGGTTCAGCATCGTGTGGTGGACTGTTCCGTCAGGGTTTCTCGGTCTCTCAGCTGAATAAATTTGCCAGGTTCGTTCGCCGATCGTCGCGATCCCACCCTCAAGGACAGGCAGAGAAGGGGCGATATCACCGGCAAAGTACATTCGGCCAGCCAGCTGGATCAGCCGCTTTTCAGCGTCCATGATTCTGGTCGACTTTTCTTCCAATCGGCAGTTGCCCGTGACGGTCAGCTCAACAGGATTTCCATACGGATCCTGGCCGGTCTGGAATACGATATCGGCAGGCGTGACCAGGATAAAATCAGGGATCGGCTTGAGTCTCATGTCACCGCACCCCCGTGTATGTCAATCCTGTCTGTCTGATCAGCGTGATTCCGATCGGGCGAACGGGAACGCCGTCCACCTTGACCGTGTCCTTGGACTCCTGGATTGACAGGTCGCCCAGGCTAAAGCTGCCAGGGGTTACGCCGCCAGCAAGGGCGCCGGACGTATAAACATCCTCGGCAAGAAAGCAGCAGGCGCGCTTGATTTTTCCCTGCTGGTAGGCTGTCAGGCTGGCAAATCCATAATCAGCGACCCGGCCGAGTGTCACCACATCAACCAAATCGCCGGCATACTTCAATGCCGCCTGAAGTTGTTCGCCCGGGATGACCGTTCCTGAAAACTCGCCCATGTAATAAGCTGCATCGGCGTACATGGATCATTACCCCTTTCGCGGCTTGGCCTTTGGCTTTGGAGACTGTTCAGCAGGGGCGGGATTTTGGCCCGCCTCCTGCGTCACTTCATCTGGTTCAATTCGTCCTATGCGTCTCACGATAAGGCCGCCTTCTTCCAGTTGGCATCGGCGACCGTGTTGTCATCAGTGGCCACATAGACGTAATCAGCATCAACAAGGATTGCTCCCTTGTCAGCTACAGTGCCATCCACACCACTTTCCAGTGTTGCAGCGCCCCAGGACCCATTTGCGCACGTTTCGGTTGAATCAATGTCATTTCCTGCAGCGCCTTTGGTTTTAGCAGTAACATTGACAACATCACCTGTGCCATCCACAGCAGACACTAAAGAACCGGTATTCGCTGCTATAGCTGCAACCAGGGCGGTCACAGCGTCAGCAGCTGTGGCTCCTCCAGAAACATCAACAAGGATGTTCCCTTCTGTTACCTCAGCATCTGTGTCAAACTCGTAGATATCTGTTCCTATGGTGACTGTTTCGCCATCAGATACAGCTCCGGCAAACGTCAAGGCGCCAGTGGCTGAGACTGCGTTGACCGCAATCCCAAACCCTACCATTGCAGCCGCAAGCTTTTCGTCAACCAAAGCCAAGACTCGGTTGAAGTTGGCTTCTAGCTCTGACGGGCTAGCGCAGTCAAGCAGTCTTGAATCGATAGCCATTTATTTCACCTCAGATCAAGCTTTCTTGTGGAGGTAGATGCCTTTGGTCTTGTTGTCAAACACGTCAGCCAGACCGTATGAACGGTAAGCGAACACCCATGCGTCGGCACTCTGATTGGCTTCAGGAGTGATGATCTTCGGCACTGCCTGTTTGGTAAACTGAAGGACAGCGGTCGGATGCACAGCCATGAAGTTGATGTCCTTGCCTGTTGAGGCGTCTTTGATGTAGCCACCAGCTTCTTCACCAGAAGTCGTTCCGTCGTACTGATCGATGACGGTGTAGAACCGAGTCTGGGGAACACGGACCACTTTGGAGAAGCGATTCAGAACTTCGCGGGAAGAAGTGGTTGCCAGATCCTCAACCAGACCGATCAGGGTCGGGGTGATGTACAGAATGCGGCCCTCCATCGGGACCTCGTTCTCGTCCATGGTAGATGCGGCAACGCGAAGCGCTGCAACAACATCAGCACCAGTCGAGAGAGTTGCGCCGGACGGGCTTGTGCCAGCCAGTTCGGAGTATTTGGCGAAGCGGAAAGCATCCAATTCAGGCACGACTTTGGTGCGGAGGAATTCGCCGGCAAGACGACCGAACGCCACGCCAATGGTTTCTTCGTTGTCCATCGAGTCGATGGAGAACTTGCGACCACGGTCAAAGTTGAACGTGACAGTCTCCCATACCAGGGTCATGTCACCAGAGACATAACCAGAGCTGCGGCTGTAATCAGCAAGGCCCTGCAGGGTCATTTTGGGGATGACGATTTCATTGGTGTTCGCGCCTTCACGGGCGAGCGATGCGTCGCTTTCGAGGTCGGCGGTCAAAGCCGCCAGCTTGTAGACCTCGTCGAGCAGTGTGACATATTTCTTTGCGAGTGCGATAGTGTTAGCCATTTTTCAATCCTTCCTGCCGGTTGTTCCGGCAATCACGTTTTTGCTGGTGGCAATCCAAAGGCTCTGCGCATGACAGCGTCATCCGCTGGAGGAGTTGCACCCCCATTGCCCCCTACTTGGAAGCCGGGTTGATTTGTTTGCGAGGTCGCTTTCCATTCTGGGAACTGCTTGACTACAGCCTCAAGCGCGGCTTTGACTGCAGCCTGGTCAACGACATTATCAGTGACCTTGATTTCGCCAAGCTTTGCCATGGAAAGCACCGTCTCGATACGGTCAGCACGCACACCGATGTCAGGAGTCGCCGCCATGACCTGGGCAGATGCTTTGATCAGGGTCATGTTGGCAGCTGCGACGGCATCATCAGCACGCTTCTTTTCAGCTGCTATGGCTTCAGCAGCGCTTGCTGGCAATTCCTTGGCTTTGGTTTCCTTGTACGTGCGGATTGCTTCAGATGCCTGGTCCTCGGTCATTCCCTGCTGTTGAAAATAGGATTTTAGCGCGGCCTGGCTTGCCCTGGTGGTTCGCTCGGTTGTGATGCGATCGATTTCGGCAAGCTGGTCTGCCGTGAACGTGACGCTGGCGGGGGGCGTCGTTCCTGCCGCCGGTGGTGTTGCAGCTGGCGGCGTGCCACCACTGCCCGGATCCCCGGCAGCGGGTTCAGCCAATAGTTGCAGGTTGATGTTTTTGAGCATTGGACACCTCCATTTTAAGTCCTGGGGGGACTGTTTCCAGCCATTGTCCCGGCCGTAGGGATTGGTGCCGATCCAGCCTCATGCGGCTTTTTCGACATGAAAAAAGCGGCCGGGTTAGCGGTCGCTTTCTGTAGATTAAAATAAATATCAATCAGTCGATTGGCTTGCCTTGCCTGTATGCTTCCTTGGCTTGATTGAGGCTCATGGAATTGGCGCCACCATCAAAATCAGGGTCATCGCGTTGAATGTTGTCGTCTTCCCACCCGCAAACATCGCAGATGTCAAAATGTCCAGGCTCATCATCAAGCGACATATTGCCACAGCACGGGCATTGATACTTTTTCATTGCGATCCCCCTTTCTTGCCATACTTTTCTATTTGACGTTCCCAGTAAATTCGACGTTTATTGGGCTTGAACAGAGTTTCAATTGTTCCGTCCGGTTTGCCAGTTGCAAAGTCATTTTCAGCATTATTATACCTGAAAACATAACCGTTTTCGCTGGTAAATCCCTCAATATCACCGCCAACCGATGAGTTTAAGAGGTCTCTTGCTTTGCTGACATACTCATCAACAGAAAGTCTGGGGTAATCACGGTCAAGATGGTCTTTGATGTGCTTAGTCAACTTAGCTTCCGATGCAAAATTTGTTGCTGCCCACGGACTTATTGGCGGCTTCGGCGGCACCGAAACGGAGAAGTTTGCCGATTCCCGCATCGGTATCCGTCTCAGCTGCGGATTGTCAGCCAGGTGCTCGCGCATTTTGCCCTGCCACTCTTTGACCTTGGCGCCGTACTTGGCTTTATTGCCAGGATCAACTGCCCCGGCTTCCAAGCGTTTATATTCTCTTGTTTTTCGCTCAATAAACCTTTGTCTTTGCTCAGCTTCGTAATTCTTAACGAGCTGTGCATTTTCTTCAGGAGTATTTACTTTCTCGGGTTCATTGACTCCTTCTATCCACGGATTGATTGGCAGATGCCTGCAGCTTGGATGCCCAAGCCCTGATGCGATTGCCGATGATACCATCGGGTATTCACCCTCTGCCGATGTGCCACTTGCCCAGACGTCGTCGATCAGCACACGACCTTGCCACGGTGAACACATCTCGCAAGTTGATCCAAGGCTTCTGACCTTTACCAGGTGTTCCCCCCAGTCGTCCATGACAGCGCCTTGGGCCATCGCCTGCGCCCTGACCTTGGCAGTCCGGACGGCCATCTCGGAATAGCTGGCAATGTTTACCCGGGCGCCGTTTTTGTACTGGATCGACCTGATGCCTGCTATCAGGAATTCTTTGGAAGCCATGTCGATGGCCTGACCGAGGCTGACCGATCCGGTGTTGTAATAGACCTGGGTGCGGTAAAGTGTCTGCCGGTACTCGTCGTCCATCAGGCGAAGCGTGGCCGATTCGGCAGCCCGGTGCTCTCCGTCCACAGCATCGATGAGGGCTTGCAGCTTGGGCTGGTTGATTCCGAAGAAGTTACGGTCATTCAACCCCGGTTTGCCAATGAATGGCCGCGCAGTCCTGAATAGCGCCTCAATCGCATTGGCTTGGCCGATGAATGCGCTCGAAAGAACTTCCATGATCCGACCGCGGACCGTTCGTCCGTATTTGGTCACGATCTTGCCTTGCTCGATCTTGAGCGCACGCAGCGCTTCCAGTTTCCTGGACTGCCACTGCTCCCACTTGAATCCCTCTTCGCGTTCGGCGGCCAGATGCAGGGCCAGTGTGCGACGCTGGCTGGCTATTAGATCGAGCTCCATCTGGTGTAGGATCGAGGCGATGTCATAAGCTTCCCGATCCGTTGCCATAGGTTACGCCCTCACTGTCCTGACTTGCAGGCCTCTGCGCTTCAGCTGCTTGACTGCATTATCCATGCTTTGCCGGCTGGGGAATACCTTGTTGTCCATCGCCCAGACTTCACCCTTGCCGACCGCGACGATTGCGCATTGTCCGGATTTTTTGTATTTGTCCTTGGCTGCCTCGACCATCGACTCAAACAGGTTCGGCCCCATCTGGTAGATCTTCTGGTTGATTGTGACTGTCATCTTCCAACACTCCTGTCATCGGCTTGGCTGCCGGCATTGGGCCGCCCGGTGCAGGCTCGCCCATGGTGACTACGCCGCGCAGCTCCTTGATTCGCTCAACCTCTTCGGCCTTCCAGGCATCGTCCTTGGTGTCGCCCCAGAGCTCATCGACAGTCGCCTCGATCGATAGCAGGTTCCACTGCGCTGCCACGCCCATGCTCTGCAGTTGAGCGTCAAACGACGGAGATGCATATTCGCCAAAGGTGGCTTCAACGTCGATCACGCGCGGAGTGCGCTTTTGCAGGTTATCAAAGGCAGTAATGGCGCACTGCACCAGTTTCGGCCAGGCCTCGGTCAACGTATCTACGATCCTGGCCCTGGTCCACAGCGTGGCTTTTTCTTTTTCACGCTGCGCCTCGGCGTTGTCGAGTTTTTTGACATCGATGCCGAGGGTCGACGGGCTGATCACGCCCATCAGGACCATGTCCAGCGCTTGGGCATATCCGGCTTGGTATGCAGTCGACCGGATGTCCGGCGAGAACGTCTGTGCGAGGACCTTACCGCTCTCGTCCATCATGTCTCGGGTCAGGACGTACAGGTCATCAAAACCGCTCGGGCGCTTGATCTTGCCCGTCTCAACGTCCCGTGGGAACATGTTTTCAGGCAGGAACTGCTTGACCCGACCTTTGCGGTAGTCGTCCCACCACTCGCTGACGACTTCGTCCAGTGCGTCAATCGCCTCGGACTTGGTTGCCAGGATCGAGGCCCCACGGCCCGTCCAGACAGGACTGTCGAAGAACTTGACGTAAACCGCCAGCATGATATTGCCAGCAAAAGTAACCTCTGGCGCCAGTCCCGCCGTGTCGGGAATCGACGTCAACTCGACCTCGATGTCTTTGCTTGCAGTGACCTGGTACAGTTTGCTGCGGATATAGCCAACACCATAGTGCTCATCGAGACGGAACTTGCGGTTCTTGTCCGAATACAGGCTATGGAAAATCAGCTCCTGCAGTCGACCGCGCCTGATGACCGGAGTAACCCGATCAGCGCCATAAAATTCGATGATCGGCAGCTTTGACAATTCCGGGTCAACGCTGAACTTGTAGGCCCCGTCACCGGTCGCCAGAGCCTCGGCGATCGAGTCGTTGGCCAGGTCTGCCCAGTGATTATCATCTGCGATGCTCTGCCAGTCAGCCAGGACCTGCTTGTCATTGATGTCGAAGCCCTCGAAGTCTCCGGCCACAATGCCAGCCAGACGGTCAACCATCTGTGTCGGGATATCCAGGTGGATCTTTCGGATCGGCAGGTCGGGCGTTGAGGCCCAGAACCGGCTGAGACCGACTGAATCAGTAGCTGTCTGCCTGAAAAAACTCTCGATCTCTGACGGGTCGCCGCGGTACCAGATCCGGTTGCGCAGCACATGGGCGTCGAATGACAGCGGCTGTTCAATGGTGATCGCGCCCTTGTCCGTGCCAGGCTCAATATCCAGCCAGGTCCGCATGGCCGATTTGATTTTATCCATAAGCCCCATGTCATACTCCAATCAGTAATTTTTTGAATGGTTGCGTCGCATACTCGTCGCTGTCCAGGCAGTCAACCGGGTAACTGCCATCATCGACCCGGACCCATTCCTTGTCCGAAAACTTTTCCGAGTCCCAGACTGCATTTTCATAAGCTTCAAACCAGTACCGGAGATGACTGGCAATCTTCTTTCGGCCTTGATTGATCAAAATCCGCATGGTGTTAATGCGGTCCAGAATCCCGTCTTTCTTGTACGATGGCACAATTCGCATGTTCATGAGTTTTGCATCATCCAATGCCTTTCGAAGCGCCTGGCGAAACAGCTTGTCAGCCGACTCCACAAAGACGGCCGAAGCGGCAAGAGAAGGATAGACAAGGGTCCAGGGGAAAATGAATCTTGCAACTTCAGCAGCGTACTGAGCGTGATCCATGCCATGGTCTATGCCCTGTTTGTGGTAGTACCCGTCTATCGTGACCTCAATCGCATAACCTTTCGTGTAACCATTCAGTGTCGCAACAGTGGCGTCCGTGCCGCCGACGTCAACACCTATCGAAAAGTCAATGAATCGCTGATCTTTGATCCATTCACGATTGACTGCGACGTCCTTGTAACGGTAACCCTCGTAAATCCGACCCGTAGCACTGGTCCGTTGGCCGAGAATATCGCGTTTAAACCACTGACTGTCGCGGTCATAGGTCGCCAGCGTTCGGCGAAGCTGATCATTTGTCAGGCTCATGTTGTCAGCAATTGTCATGTGCGCATAATTGAGACCGTACCTGGTATCACTTTTCTGCGCTGTCTGGTGGAAATCCAAGACATCCAGATAGAACCAGTGCCTTGGTGGCTTAGGGTTCAGGTCCATGAATATCTGTCGCCTACTTGATGCCAGGGTGCGGTCAAAACACTCCTGCACGAACGGTTGGGCGCACTCGTTGACCTCGGTGATATAAACGCTGCCAAGCGAAAAGCCTTTGATCCTGGCCAGGTCGTTGACCTTGCCACCACCAACGATCAAAACAATCTTTTGTCCTGATGGCGTGTCAATGTACAGCGCGTCAACGTTCTGATACAGCCCTTCGCGGCAACGACCGGCAAATATCCATTTCAATCCGTACCCGTTTGAGTCGATGATGTTCATCTTTGCAGTGCCCTGGGTGTACCCGGCAGCCAGATGCAGCTTGTCGGGGTGTGTCTCAAGCGACACTGCCCATGCAAGAAGATTTGTGATGTTTTTGCTGGATCGCTTGCCGCCTTCCAGCACGTTCAGCCAGGCAACCTGAGATCGGATGATGTAATCACTCTGTTTCTGGTTCATCGGCGCGTACTGTATCATCTGACGCACCTCCAACTCCCAGGAAATCACTCAGCACGCGTTCAGCTGCTGGACTGCTAATCATGTCTGCAATGGCCTTAGATTGAGCCATCGCGTCATCAAAGGCATTTGCTCCGCCTGTAAGCTTGACCGTGGCTGCCCTGATCTGGTCTATCCGCGCTCGCTGCTCTTCCGTGGCCATGTTCAGGTGATCAGCAAGCCACTCAAGCGCTCGCATTCGGTCGGCCAGCTTGATGCTTGCACCGTCTCGGCCTTGCTTGACCTCAGCCAGGATTGTTCCATCGATCTCCCTGGACTCTTTGAAGCGAACAGCGTTGATGATTTTCGTAATTGGTGT